AGCAACTATGACATTTGGTGAAGGTGAAGTGATTCACAATGAAGATTACTATGCTGATTATATGTTAGGTCAGTGTGAATGTCCTTTATCAGAACTCTTTGAGGGATTAAAAACAGATAGCATACTCATAGCTGGTTTAGGTATGGGATTAGTTCCTCTTAAAGCCCAATCTATTTACAGTAAAGTAGATGTAATTGATATAGACCAAGAGTTAATTGACTATATAACTGATAGAGAAATTTTACCCTCTACTGTTAATTTAATAAATGCAGATGCATATGCTTATACTCCTTCTCAAAAATATGATGTTATTTTAATCGACCTATGGTGGGATATAGAAGATGTAACCGATCAAGTAAAAATAGATTTAAAAAACAACTATAAAGATTATTTAAATGATGGTGGTAAAATTGTTTTACCTATAGTGTTCAACTCATTGTAAAAAAATTTTTACTATCTTTGTCCAAACAAATGTTTAATAATAAAATTTAATAAAATGTCTAAAAAATTAACAGAAGAAGAATTAAAAAGTATTCAAGATTTAAATAATAGATTTATGAGTACTAAAGTCGCAATTGCAGATGCAGTGGTGAGTCAACAACAATTAACTGAAGCCTTAGCAACAATACAGGCAGAATTTAAAGAAGTAGAAGTAGGACTTACTAAAACGTATGGAGAAAATGCAACTATAGATTTAAAAACTGGAGAAGTAAAAGATCCCGAACCTGAAGAAGTAAAGGATAAAGAAGAAAAATAAAAATGGCAAAAATAAGCAACACATCTGTCTACACCAATATAGGAACTCCAACCGCCAGTGATTATGTGGTATTAACCGATCAGTCGGATAATTTAACCACTAAGAGCTGTACATTAGGAGAGTTACAAAATTTATTTGGAGTAGATACTTTGGTTGCTCATGTTCAAGTTAATGCAGCGGAACAATTATTATTATCTACAACTCCAAAAGAATTAATTGCAGCGCCAGGTTTAGGTAAAGTTATTGATGTAATCGATGCAGCAATCTATGTAGATGCTGGCACAATTCAATATACCTATGGAAATAATTTAGTTGTAAAAAATGGTAATGCTTATGATTTGTTCACCATCTCTTTACAGACCGCAAACTTTGCTACAGATATTGTAAAAAAGTTTCAAATTGCTACAGGAGTTTTACCACAAAATACTGCAGTTACATTGAATACAGCCGCAAACCCACCTTCAGGAAATGGTGTGTTGTATCTTAATCTATATTACAGGATATTAACAGTAGGAACTACATTTTAATTAAATGGACATAAGAAAAATTTCTATAGGAGCAGACTATAAGTCTGGTGCAATGCATTATATTGTAGGGCAAGAAGTGTTGGGAGGAAAATATGTTATCCATTTAATAAAACACGAGTCCAATTCTTTTAAAATTTGGATAATAAAAAATGATGAAATTTTACTTTGGAAAGAATTTCAAACTACTATGCCTGTATCTTTAGAATACAATATCAACTTTTAATGAAGTCCCCTTTTTCTTTTTTAGTCACTCCTCTTAATGATAGAAGATATAATAATATAAAAAAAATAGGCAATGTGGATTTTATCACCAGTACATCTGAAGAAGACCATAAATATTCTAATAGGTTTGCTAAAGTAAAAGCTACCCCTATTGGTTATAAAGGTGAAATACAAGTGGGTGATACTTTAGTAGTACATCATAATGTATTTAAGTTTTATAATGATATGTATGGAAGAAGAAAAAGTGGTAAAAGTTTTTTTAGAGATAATATGTTTTTAGTAGATGGAGATCAGTTTTTTTTATATAAAAGAAATGGTGATTGGAGAGGACATGATAAATATTGTTTTATAAAACCATCAGAAAAGAAAGAAAGTTATATATTTAAAAGAGGAAGTATAGAACCTTTAATAGGGGAAATTAAATATATAAATAAAGAGTTAGAAGACTTAGGCTTACAGGTAGGAGATGAGGTGTCTTATTTACCTGACAGTGAGTATGAATTTGTAATTGATGAGGAAGTATTATATAGAATGTTTACTTCTCATATAACTTTAAAATTTTGATATGGATATTAAAGATATTAAATTAGAAATTATAAAAGCAGGTGAAAGAGCTGTAAGACAATTAATTAAAGTTGCAAAAGAAGAAATAATCAAACCAGATCCCGAGGATGAGTTAGCGGCAGATCGTTTAAAGAATGCAGCAGCTACAAAAAAATTAGCCATCTTTGATGCTTTTGAAATACTAAAAAGAATTGAAGATGAAAAATTATTATTAGATGGCAATGAAGTTACAAAATCAAAAAAACCTCAAGGATTTGCAGAATCAAGGTCAAGGTAGTTTATATCATATTATAAAAGATGTTGTCCCTAAAAATGTAATTGCAAGAAAAAATAAAGCCCATGCTTGGAAACCAGGGTATAATGAAAAATATGATATAGTCGTTATATCACAAGATGGGACTATAGGAGAAATTTATGATATAAACCATCTTAAAATAGCTCTACCCTCTACTCCTAAATTAATCTCAAAACTTTCTCCTGAAAAACAATATTGGAAACCGACTGAATACCCAAAAGAATTAAAGAGAGTACAAACTATCTTTCAGTGGCATCAAGCTCCTGCGATATTTAAAAACAAATGGATTGATTATGTTGAGGCAGAATTTAATAAAAGAGAACAAGGACATTGGTTTTTAAACAATGGGAAGCCTACTTATATTACAGGAACACATTATATGTATCTACAATGGACTAAAATTGATGTAGGGCATCCTGATTTTAGAGAAGCCAATAGAATTTTTTATTTATATTGGGAAGCTTCTAAATTAGATAAAAGAAGTTTTGGAATGTGCTATTTAAAAATAAGAAGATCAGGGTTTTCTTTTATGAGTTCTTGTGAAGGTGTTAATACTGCAACTATTTCTAAAGATTCACGAATAGGTATTTTATCTAAAACTGGTTCAGATGCTAAAAAAATGTTTACTGACAAAGTTGTTCCTATCTCTAATAATTATCCTTTCTTTTTTAAACCTATTCAAGATGGTATGGATAAACCTAAAACCGAATTAGCCTATAGAGTGCCAGCTTCTAAGATTACTAAGAAAAATATGTTTGATATAGGAGAAGAAGAATTAGAAGGTTTAGATACCACTATTGACTGGAAGAATACTTCTGATAATAGTTATGATGGGGAAAAACTACAATTATTATTACATGATGAGAGTGGGAAATGGGAAAGACCTGAAAATATTTTAAATAACTGGAGGGTAACTAAAACTTGTTTAAGATTGGGAAGTAAAATTATTGGCAAATGTATGATGGGCTCTACCTCTAATGCATTAGATAAAGGAGGGGGAAATTTTAAGGCATTATTTTATGATTCTGATCCATCACAAAGAAATCAAAATGGACAAACAAAATCAGGGCTATATAATTTGTTTATTCCAATGGAATGGAATATGGAAGGTTTTATTGATAGATATGGTATGCCAGTATTAAAAAATCCCGAAACATATGTGGTTGGAATAGATGGAGAAAACATTTATCAAGGAGCAATTGATTATTGGGAAAATGAAGTAGAGTCATTAACTATTGATCCTGATGCACTTAATGAATATTATAGACAATTTCCTCGTTCTGAATCACATGCATTTAGAGATGAAAGTAAACAGTCTTTATTTAATTTAACAAAAATATACCAACAAATCGACTACAATGATTCTTTAATTATAAAACACCATATGGTGCAAGGTTCATTTCATTGGAAAGATGGTGTAAAAGATTCCAAAGTAATTTGGACTCCAAATTCAAGAGGAAGATTTTTTGTATCTTATGTGCCCAAACCTGAACAACAAAACAGGGTTATACATAAAAATGGAAGGAAACTTCCTGGGAATGAACATTTAGGTTCATTTGGTTGTGACTCTTATGATATTTCAGGTGTAACTGTAGGAAGTGGTTCTAATGGAGCATTACATGGAATGACTAAATTTAATATGGATGAGTGGCCAAGTAATCACTTTTTTTTAGAATATATAGCAAGACCACAAACAGCCGAAATATTTTTTGAGGAAGTATTAATGGCGTGTGTTTTTTATGGGATGCCAATATTAGTTGAAAACAACAAACCTCGTTTACTCTATCATATAAAAAATAGAGGATATAGAGGGTTTAGTTTAAATCGACCTGATAAAACATTTAATAAATTGTCTAAAACTGAAAGAGAATTAGGAGGGATACCCAATAGCTCCGAAGATGTTAAACAAGCTCATGCATCAGCAATAGAGTCTTATATTGAAAAACATATAGGATTAGATATGGAAGGGACATTTAGAGATAAAGATGATATGGGAATGATGTATTTTCAAAGAACATTAGAAGATTGGGCAAAATTTGATATTAACAATAGAACTAAGTTTGATGCCGCTATCAGTAGTGGTTTGGCCATTATGGCAAATCAAAAACACTTATACACACCGACAAAAGAAAAGTCGAAAATTAGCATTAACTTTGCAAGGTATAACAACAAAAGTTCAGTAAGTCAATTACTTAATAAATGAAGAAGGTAGATATAGATATTAAGACTGCTGCATTTCCAGATCAATTTGTTTCTGATTCCGAAAAAGCTACAGTAGAATATGGGTTACAAGTAGGTCAAGCAATACAATACGAATGGTTTCGTAGAGACAGCAATACCTGTAGATTTTATAGCCAATGGGCTGAGTTTAATAAACTTAGACTTTATGCTCGTGGAGAACAATCGATTGCTAAATATAAAAATGAATTAGCAATTGATGGAGACTTATCTTATCTGAATTTAGATTGGACACCTGTTCCAATTATTCCTAAGTTTATAGACATCGTAGTTAATGGCATGCAAGACAGAATGTTTAAAGTAAAAGCATATGCTCAAGACGCTTTATCTGCAGAAAAAAGAAGCCAATTTCAAGAGATGGTTGAAGGAGATATGTTAGCAAAACCTATCCTTTCGCAAATGACACAAGATTTTGGTATTGATGTGTTTAATGTACCTGAAGAAGAACTTCCTGAAACAGGAGAAGAACTTGAGTTATTTATGAATTTAAAATATAAACCAGCTATAGAAATAGCTTGTGAGGAAGCGGTAAATACTTTATTAGCTGAAAACCATTATGATGATGTTCGTAAAAGAGTAGATTATGATATGACAGTTTTAGGAATAGGTATAACTAAGCATGAGTTTTTACAAGGACAAGGTGTAAAAGTAGATTATGTTGATCCAATTAATGTAGTGTATTCATACACCGAAGATCCATATTTTAAAGATTGTTTTTATTGGGGAGAAATTAAAACAGTCCCAATGACTGAACTAATTAAAATTGATCCTTCATTAACTAATGAAGATTTAGAAGAAATATCCAAATACAGTCAATCCTGGTATAACTATTATCAAACAGCTCAAATGTATGAAAACTCTATGTTCTATAGAGATACTGCGACCTTAATGTATTTTAACTATAAATCCACTAATTCATTTGTTTATAAAAGAAAAAGGATGGAAGATGGTACATTTAAAACTGTAGAAAAAGATGATCAATTCAATCCACCAGCAGAAATGATGGAAGAAGGAAAGTTTGAAAAAGTAGAAAAAAAAATAGATGTATGGTATGAAGGTGTAATGGTAATGGGTACAAATATAATTCTACAATGGAATATGATGGAGAATATGGTGAGACCAAAATCAGCAAATCAATTTGCTATGCCAAATTATGTAGCCTGTGCTCCAAGAAGTTATAAAGGAGTAATGGAGTCTTTATGTAAAAGAATGATACCTTTTGCTGATTTAATACAAATTACCCATTTAAAAATTCAACAAGTTGTTTCAAGAGTTGTCCCTGATGGGGTGTTTATTGATGCAGATGGCTTAAATGAAGTTGATTTAGGAACTGGTAATGCATATAATCCAGAAGATGCTCTTCGATTATACTTCCAAACAGGTAGTGTGGTAGGAAGAAGTTATACTGGAGATGGAGAGTTTAATAATGCAAGAGTTCCAATTACTCAATTAAATTCTAATAGTGGTGGAAGTAAATTACAAATGTTGATAGGAAATTATAATCATTATTTAGATATGATTAGAACAGTAACAGGTTTGAATGAAGCCAGAGATGGTTCTACACCAGACCCTAATTCTTTAGTGGGGGTACAAAAATTAGCAGCATTAAATTCTAATGTTGCAACACGACATATTTTAGATGCGAGTTTATTTATAGCTCGAAGAATGGCAGAATGTTTAACTATAAGAACAGCAGATA